GGCGCTAAACGCAAACACCAGCGGCTCTTCTAACACCGCTATGGGTCGTGGTGCATTGCAGTTAAACACCACTGGCTCAAACAACATCGGAATTGGCTTTCAGGCGCTGGTTAACAACACCACCGCCTCTTACAGCACTGCTGTCGGCTATCAGGCTTTGTATTCAAGTAACGCAAGCGTTCCCAATGCCAACAACACGGCTATTGGCAATAATGCTATGTATTCGGCTACCACTGGTTACGAAAATACCGCCATTGGTGCAAATGCTTTACGAGGAACAACGACTGGTTTGTCCAATGTGGCTTTGGGGTTCTCTGCTCTTTACTCCAACACCACCGCCTCTGCCAACACTGCTGTTGGGTATCAGTCGCTGTATAGCAACACCACCAGAAGCAATAATACGGCTGTTGGGCATCAGGCTGGCTACAGTAATACGACAGGTGCAATTGAGGCTTTTGGCGCATATGCGTTGTATGCAAACACAACTGGCTTGTACAACAAGGCATTTGGCGAATCTGCGTTGTCCAACAACACCACGGGTCAAGCAAATTGCGCCTTTGGTGGCTCTGCTCTGAGAGAAAACACCACAGCAAGTTCAAACTCTGCGTTTGGAGAAAGCGCAATTCGGTCAAACACCACGGGCGGCAACAACTCTGCTTTTGGTGCTAATGCTTTGGACGCAAACACCACTGGCGGCCAGAACACAGCCATTGGCACGGATACGCTCACAAACAACACCACCGCTTCTTACAACACTGCGGTCGGTTATGCATCTGGCGCACCACTGACCACAGGTACAAACAATGTCTTGATTGGCTATCTTGCTGGTGCAAGTTCAAGCGTGGACTTGACCACTGGCTCTAACAACATCTGTATTGGGGGTAACAGGCCAACCACAAGCGGCTCCGCTGGAGCGCACCAGATTGTCTTGGCTACTGCCGCAAACATTTCTGGCAAAGGCGACAACACTGGTTTTATCAGCCCGAACGGCGGCGGCGTTTACCAAGGTAACAATTCGTCCTCTTGGTCAACCACATCTGACCAGCGCCTGAAAAAGAACATCGTTGACAACAATGATGGCTTGGAAAAAATCAACGCCATTCGTGTTCGCAACTTTGAGTACCGCTCGCCTGAAGAAGTTGACACAGAACTCAAGCCCTCGGATGCAATCAATAAGTCTGGTGTTCAACTTGGCGTGATCGCTCAGGAACTGCAACAGGTTTTGCCTGACTGTGTGAAGCAAGAATCAACGGGCGTTTTGTCGGTTGACCCTGACAACTTGACTTGGTATCTGGTGAACGCCGTCAAACAACTTTCTGCCAAGGTTGAAGCCTTGGAATCTCAACTCAAAGGAGCCTGAAAATGACTGAAGTCGCAACCCCTGTGGAGGAACCCACCGCCGAAGAAGTGGCACGCCACTACTCGGCGGCGATGGACTCGGTGAACCTGATCAACGCTGGCAAGCCCGAAGGCATGGAAGATGCCGACTGGGCTGACTGTGTTGCTCGAAACAAAGAGCATCTCAAGATCATGTTGGCCAAGACCTATTGGACAACCCAAGATCTGGCTCCTCTGCGTGCCGCCGCTGGGGTCTGAGCATGAAAGACATCGAACTCCAACTAACCATTGATGATGTGAACTTCGTGCTCGCCGTGCTTGGCAACTTGCCCACGCAGAGCAATGCCTGGCCGCTGATGCAGAAGATCAAGGCCCAGGCTGAGACCCAGGTGCAAGCGCCTGCGGATCAAGATGTTGTGCAGTGATAAGGAAGGAATGATGCGATGGTATCCGCAGTTGAAGCACGCCTGGAGACACACGAAGCCGTCTGCGCCGAGCGGTACTCCAGCATCGAACTCCAATTCCGAAGCACAAACGCCAGGCTCAAGCGCATTGAGTCGCTGATGATCGCCGCCGCCACTGGCGTGATCGGTGGGTTTGCCAGCATCATCATGTTGCTGTTGCAGATGAGGTGACGCATGGAGCCGATCAGCACAGCCCTGGCCGCCTTTGCCGCTGTACAAAAGACCGTTCAGGTCATCAAGCAGGCGCAGAAGACGATCAACGATGTCTCATCGCTGGGGCCGATGCTGGGGCAGTACTTCGGCGCCAAGCAAGAGACCGTCAAAGCGCTGGAAGAGGCCAAGAAAAAGGGCGGCTCGAGCCTGGCCCAGGCCATCCAGATTGAGATGGAGTTGCTGTCACAAAAGAAGTTCGAAGACGAACTGAAGATGATCTTCTTTCAGACCGGCCATGCCGACATCTGGGAGAACATCGTCAAGCGCGTGCAAGAGGGTGAGCAGGCGCAGAGAGAGGCACAGCGCCGCGCCCGTGATGCCGCCATTCAGAAGGCCAAGAAGGCGAAGCAAATGATCGAGATGATCATTGGAATTGGACTGCTGGTGTTGATTGTGCCGCCTTTAATCTTCGTGCTGATCCAGGGTCTTATCTATGCTCGTGACAATGGGTGGTTCAAATGATCAGACTGGCTCAGATCACTGTGGTGATTTTGTACCTCGGCCTGCTGGCCATCATTGTCAGCGGGTGCTCTGATGAGGTCTACCGCTACCCCTGCATGAACCCCAAGAACTGGGATCAGGCCCAGTGCAAGCGCCCTGAATGCGAGATCCTGGGCGAGTGCCCTGATCAGTTGATGAAACCCGAACTCACGAAAGGCCAGACCAATGAACGCTGAGACCGTCGAGGCCAAGATCAAGTTCATGATCGCCGCCACCTTCTGCTTCACCGTGGTGTGCATGGTGACCCTCTCCATGTTCAGCCTGGTGTTTGTGCCTCAGCCAATGAGCGGCATCGCCCCGGCAGACAAGCAGTTCTTCTACCTGCTGTCAGACATGAGCAAGTACATCCTGGGGTCGCTGGGTACCCTGCTGGCCATCAAGGGCAAGGACATGATCAAGGATGCAATGACAAAAGACGAACCACCAAAGGAGGGCAAAGATGTTGCCAATGATCGCTAGTATTGTCAGCGGCCTGATCAGCAATGGCCTGCCCAAGGTGGCCGATGCCGTGATGGAAAAGGGCGTGGACTATGTCCAGGAAAAGTTGGGCGTTGAACTCAAGCCCGAGGGCCAGATGAACCAGGCTGATGTGGCCAAGTTGAAAGAGGCGGCCATGAAGCATGAAGAGTTCATGGCTGAGATCGACCTCAAGAACATGGAGGGCGCTCGCAATATGCAGTTGAAGGCGATGGACTCCGATGACCCTCTGGTGCGCCGCTTCGTGTACTACTTCATCTCCTTCTGGTCTGTACTCGCCGCCACCTACATCGGCTTCATCACCTTTGGCGAGATCCCTGAGGACAACATCCGCTTTGCCGACACCATCCTGGGCTTTGTGCTGGGCACCATGGTGGCCTCCATGTTCCAGTTCCTGCTCGGCTCCTCCATCGGCAGTCGCAAGAAGGATGAGAAGAAGTGAAGCCAGGCATTGATCAAATGATGGCCGCCGGCATCAAGCGCGACCTGGCCGAGCGCTGGTTGCCTCATGTGCAAAATGCGCTAGATCGGTTTGGCATCGCATCCGAGCGCCAGGTGGCCGCCTGGCTGGCGCAGACAGCGCATGAGTCGGGCGGGTACACCATGCTGACCGAGAACCTCAACTATCGCGCCAGCGTGATGGCCGCTTGCTGGCCTGCTCGATTCGGGGTCAAGAACGCCGATGGCACCTGGGCCAAGGATGACAAGGGCCAGCGCGTGCCAAACAAGTTTGCCCTGGCGCTGGAACGCAAGCCAGAGATGATCGCCAATGTGGTGTACTCCAGCCGCATGGGCAACGGGCCTGTGGAGTCTGGCGAGGGCTGGAAGTTCAGAGGCCGTGGCCTCAAGCAACTGACGGGGAAAGAGAACTACACCAGATGTGGCCAGGCGCTGGGCCTGGATCTGGTGGCCAACCCTGACCTCCTGCTGGAGCCAGAGGGTGCCGCCCTCTCAGCCGCCTGGTTTTGGAGCGCCACCAAATGTGGGCCGCTTGCCGATGCCAACGACTTCGTCGGCCTGACCAAGCGCATCAATGGCGGCACCATCGGCCTGCAAGACCGACAGCGCCGCTATGAGGCCGTGCTGGCCTCGCTGAATCACTGAGATGCGCCGAGTGCCTTCAGGCGCTGGCTGTATGAGGCCGTGTGCCTGATGCGCTTCACAATGTCGATGCGCTCCATGGTCTCCTGGTTGACCTCCTTGAACTCACGCAGGATGGTCATGCGCTCACGGGGCGGTCGCTTGCCGGCCTTGGCGATCTTGTCGGCCATCTCCTCATAGGCATCTTGCCATTCATCCAGGGTGGCGTGCGTGCTGATCGACTCCTCTTTGCCTGGCACCATCAGCGGGTACCCGATCACCTGCACCGGCTCATCAGGTGAGCCTTGTGGCTCATCAACAACAGCAGGTGTCTCTGACGCGACAACCTCTGGGATGTCCACCACCTCGGTGCCTGGTAGCACTACGGCGTCTACGGTGTCGGCCATGGCCTGCTCAATGACCACGGGATCGCTGGTGGCGATGGGGATGGCTGGCGCAGGCTCAGGGCTGGCCACCATGTCGAGTGGGTTTGCAGGCGCTCTGCGGGGCGCTGGAGCGCTTTTCTCCTCGGTCGGGTAGTCCTGGGCCTCCTCGGCGGTGATCAGCCCCTTGAGCACATCGGGGAAGGCATCACGCAGTGCGAAGCCTCGGGCACGCATCTGCATCATGCGCTTGGGGTAGGCTGTCCATGGGCCTTGCTTGCCCCACAGGCCTGCCCGCTTGGCATCCTCGACGCTGAACCTGGCCACGACCGGCTTGCGCCCCTTGCGCTTGGCCACGCACACGGCCACGGGGTTGGGCGTGCCCTCGCCCTCGAAGTACTCTTCGATGTCTTCGCAGACCGGGCTGGCCTGCACCAGCGCCATGGCCGCATCGCCATAAACGCTGGGTTTGCCGTTGATCACGGCGATGTTTTGCAGTGCCTGCATGGGGGCCAGGCCGATCTCATAGCCCCACTGAACGCAGACCATGATGTCCTGGGGCTTGCCCTGGTAGGCACGGGGTACCATGGCCGACTCGGACAGCATCTTGCTGAACTCCATGGCCTCGGTAATGGTGGCCGGGGCAAAGCCCTGGCGATTAATGGTGGTCAGTGCGGTCATTTCCCTGCTCCTCAAGGTAGGTTTTGGCGGTTAAAAAAACAAGTTGCACCAGGCGATCGACGAGCGCCTCGGCCTGGTCTTCGGTTGCATCTGGGCAGGCATTGAGCACGGCGACCACCGCCGCCTCATAGGCCTGCTCGATTTTTTGGTAAGAGGATTCATCGGTCATTGCTGGCCTTCAGTGTGAGGCTGGACTGGCGCACGCTGTAGGCCTCTTTGGCCGGCACCAGGCGCTCAGGCTGGGCTTTGTAGTTCCGCATGGGCCAGGAGATGACGAAGTTGCCAACCCTACCCTTCTCGGCCTGGCCGAGCGCTTCTTTGAGGATCTTCTCGCCCTCCTCGATGGCCTTCTCGGCATCCCTGATGGCCTGCTTGCTGGCCATGATGCCCTGAGCCACTTCGGCATAGTCTGGCTCCAGTTCCACCTCTTCCTTCATGGCGGCGGGGTAGATCCGATCCAACTCTTTGCTGGTCTGCGGGGGGTACCAGTCGATCTCGCCGGTCTGGCGGTACTTTTCCAGTTTGCCCTCGAACTCTTCCACCGCCTTGATGATCGAGGCCTGGGTGGCCTTGTGCGGAGCGAACAGGAAGACGCGCATCTCGATGCCCTGATACAGCACGCAGACCGCGCCCCACTTGTGGCCGGTCACCAGCATCTGGCCCTGCAACTGGATGGGGCCACGCGCCAGATCTGGGGTGTCTTCGGGTGCCATGCGGGTCAACTTGGCCTCGAGCACGCCAGGCCCATCGAGCACGATGCTGTCTTGGCCAACCACGATGATGCCCTTATCCAGGTCTGTGATCACCTCCTGGCCCTGGCCAAAGCCAACACCGTCGAGCGAGCACGACAGCGCGTAGAGCGGATGGGTGTAGGCCTTGTTGATGTTGAACTCGCCATCGATGCCCAGCCGCTGGCAGGCCTGGCCCAGGATCACCGGCTCCAGGGTGTTGCCCCAGGCCATTGCTTCGTTGCCGATGTCGGGGCGCTCCTTGCCGTCGATCGCGTTGATGCTGAACTGGAGTTCATCGTTGGGGGTGCTGTATCGGGAGAATCCCATCAGCGCTGGGAGGCGGCTTGCGCTCATCTCGCGGTCATCAGTTAATTTGCCGGCCATGATCGGCTCCTTTCAGTTTGTATTGGGCAATGTGTTTGCCGTTGGGGGTGGTGATGGTTTCGGTCTCGATCTCGATGCCCTGCTGGCGCAGGTCAGCGATGCGGGCGGCCAGTCTAAAGCACCCAGCCTCGGCCAGCGCGTCGAGCGCTGTCACGGGGCCGCGCTTGAGCATGGCCAGGATGTCGGTGGTCTGGCTCATCGCAAGAACTCCTCAGGTATCGGCAGGGGGTTGAGCCTGGCCATGATCTCGGCCTGGCGCTTGCGGTCAGGCGGCACCCAGCCAAAGCGTTGCCAGGTCTTGGTGATGTCGGTGGCCGCCGCTGGGGTGTAGGGCATACCTTTGTCCAACGGTAGAGTGCGTTTTTCTTGAATGTCCATGGCTCACCCCATGAAGATCAGGATGGCCACGCACAGCAGGAACGCACCGGCAACGGCGATTTTCTCGAACAGGGTTTCTTCTTGCATTTGATTCTCCATCGAAGGTTGAAAATGTCCACCTCTGCGGGTGGCTCTGATCAGATTCTTTTGAGCAGGTTGCTGACCTGGCTGGCGTGCCAGTCGGTGTTGCCGCGAGGGGTCTCGACGGCGCGGGCGGTGAGTACCTGGGCAATGTCGCGCAGGGTCTTGGCACCCGACTTGGCGATGATGTCGCGCACCAGGGGGCCGACACGCTGGGCATATGCGTCTGCCTTGTCTTGCAGGCGCTTCACGCCGATGGCCGAGCCGATCTCAGGCATAGGCGAGCCGAGAGCGCGGCCCTGAGCCTTGACCTGGGCCAGGGCGGCCTTGGTGCGCTCGCTGATCTTGCGGGCTTCCCACTCAGCGAAGACGGCCATCATCTGCAAGAAGGTGCGATCGGCCTCAGGCATATCGGCGCAGACGAAGGGCACGCCCGACTCGAGCAGGCCGCTGATGAAGTGGACATTGCGAGCCAAGCGATCGAGTTTGGCGATCACCAGGGTGGCCTTTGAGCGCTTGGCAGTGGCCAGGGCAAGGGCCAACTGCTGGCGGTCATTCTTGCGGCCAGACTCGACCTCGGTGAACTCGGCCACCAATTCGGAGCCGCTGATGTGCTTGGCAACGGCCACGCGCTGGGCCTCCAGGCCAAGGCCTGACTGGCCCTGGCGATCGGTGGACACACGGTAGTAGGCGACGAACTTGGTCATGATCAGGCCTCCACAGCCCAGCGATGCAGATGGTTGCTCTGGAATGTCCATGGGCTACCAGGCTGGAAGTAACCAGGAACTTCGCCTTTAATGCAAATAGCCTTTGCCACGGCGGTGTCGCTGGGGCCGTGAGCGATGACTAGATGATCGGCCATCGGACGGTGTCTGATGCTTTCGCGGGCATCGGCAACCACACGGAACACGCCGCCGTGTGCATGGACGATGTCACCAGTCTTCAGTTGAGAGGTGGTTTTTACTGTGGTGGTAGTCATGTTTGCAACTCCTTGCGCTTCATCTGCGCGTTGAACATGGATGAATTATCGGGGGTGTGTATATCGCCTGTCAACAGTTCAAACGGTAAAAAACCTATCGGAAACCCTAATATTGGTGCAGATTTGTCACATTTGCGACAAACCGCGGTCGCCATCATAATTCACGGCGCTATACACTTGCGTCATGAACAAGCCCACCACCCCATTCATGATGCGCCTGCGCTCGGAGACACGCGAGTTGCTCCAGCGGGCCTCTCAAGATCAACGCAGGAGCATGGCCAGCATTGCTGACGAGGCGATCAAGGCTCACTTGCAGGCCCGCTACGGCCGCCTGGACACGCGCATTGAGCGCTTCCTGATGGGGGCCAAGCAATGACGATCCAGGAGGCACAGACACTGCTGGACATGGCCAAGCAGGGCCTGGCCATCCCGCAGGAGGTGGTCACCTGGGCGCTGACTGTCACAGGGGACGCGATCCAGCGCAATTGGAGCGCTCACCAGGAGGTGGTCGATTTTGTGCAGGCACTGCGCCAGGAGGGCCTGCTATGAGCCAGGTGATCTTGGCGCTCGATCTGGGCACCACCACGGGCTGGGCCTGCCAAGGCCTTGATGGCCAGATCGCGCACGGCTGGGCCTCATTCAAGCCTGGCCGGTATGAGGGCGGCGGCATGAGGTATCTGCGCTTCAAGCGCTGGCTGACCGAACTCAAGGGTACGGTGGGCGAGGTCGGGCAGATCTACTTCGAGGAGGTGCGCCGGCATAACAGCACTGATGCGGCTCATGTCTATGGCGGCCTGATGGCCACACTGACGGCCTGGTGCGAGCACCACAACATCCCCTACCAGGGCGTGCCCGTGGCCACGATCAAGCGCCACGCCACTGGCAAGGGCAACTCAGACAAGGCGGCCATGATCGCCGCGATGCAGGCCAAGGGTCACCCGGTGACCGATGACAACGAATCAGACGCAATCGCCCTGCTGTATTGGGCAATGGAGGAAAACGATGAAACTGCAATTTGAAGATGATCACCACGATGACAGCGACTTCATGAAGGGCTGGAACGCTGGCCACGATGCCTGCCTACGAGCGCACTTCCCTGCCCACGAAAGCAATGTGCGCCTGATCCAGGCACTGCGTGAGCAACTGGATGCCGAGAAGCAGAAGGTGGCCGACCTTCAGGAACTGCTCGACCGCACCAGGCAGATCGCCCTGGATCTGGATCAGAAGGTCATGAGGGGCAAGGCATGAGCACGCCCGACCTCATCGCAACGGCCGAGGCCGCAGGCTTTGAGCGCATCGTTGGCGCTGGCGAGGATTGGGTCTGCTTCACCGATGACATCAAGAAACTGTGCGCCCTGGTGGCCGAGGACTGTGCCCAGATCGCTGAGAAGGCCGAGCCGTACCAGTCCCATGACCTGATCCGAGCGAGGTGGTGCAAATGATCGAGATGCTCAATTGGTTCATCGATCGAGGCGACTGGTCGGCGGTGGTTTGGAGCCTGGTTGGCATTGTCTCTGTGCCCGTTCACTTGATCGGTGGTTTTCTGTACGCCAGGAGATTCAAATGAGTGCCCGTCTAGTGCGCCTGGTGCCCACAGGCGAGACCTTTGAGGGCATCGACTGCATGAAGCCAGAGATGGTCGAGCCGCTGGCGCAGGAGCGCATTGTCGAACTCTGGCGGCAGACCCAGGAGGTCACCGCCTTCGCCCGTGCGCTGGAGCAGGAGCATGGCATCGGCAGAAGGATGGACGCATGAACCCCAGATCAGTCTTTGAGGCGGTCATGCGTAGCAATGGCCACACCGACTTCAGCCTGACCGCCACTGGCCGCTACAGGCTCAACCAGATCCAAACCCGCTGGAAGTACTTTCTGCTGGGCTGGGAGATGAGGGGGGCCAATGCGGAAGAAGTCTAAGTACAGACCCAAGGGCGTGCGCTTGGACACCATGGCCTGGCTCATCCAAGGCATGGCCCCAGTTCGCACCTCCGAGCACGCCATCAACCTTAGGGTGAAGAACCACAACGCACTGACCGAGGTGGTTCAGGGCCGAGGCAACCGAGACCAGATCGATGTGCTGATCGCCGCCATGAACATGGCCGAGGCGCTCTATCGGGTGAACCCAGACCTGGGCCTGCAATACAGCCCTGACATCAAGGCCGCTCAGGATGCGCTCTACACCATGTCCAAGAGGGGGCTCGAGAGAGGCCGCTTCCTGTTCACGGGCCCCGAACTCACGGCCATGAACACGGGCATGGAGATCCATGACGCACAACTGGATGTCGCCACCATCGCCGAACTGGAGAAGGCGCTCGACCTGGTGGCCAAAGAGATCCGGGCCAGACGAGCCAGGCAGATCGCATGAGGCGGGAATGGAAACCAGACAGACCCACACACAGAGGGCCAGTGGAGCCAGACCGCACGATCCTGCTCACAGCGTGCGCCAGGGAGTTGCTGACCACCTGGGAGCACACCAAGGACAAGGCTCTCATCGACCGTCACTTGGCCCGTCTGGACAAGATCTACGGCGCTGGGAGCGAGCGGCTGGTCAGGCAACTGATGCACAAGGTGAAGGCCGATGAACGCCATGGCTGAACCAGTGCAATTCACCCTGCCCAAGAAGCCCAGGGTCAAGCAACAGGACGCACCGCCAGATCAGCGCAAGGTGGCCGTGGTGCCGATCAAGGCGCTGACCGACAAGGCGCTGGGTGATGCGACCGTGCGCGCCCTCGCCCTGCTGTGCTCCTACTGCAACCGAGCAGGCATCACCTGGGTCGGCCAGAAGAAGTTGGCCCAGGACGCTGGCATGAGCCAGCAGGCCATCAGCAAGCACATCGCCAGGCTGGTCGAGGCTGGCTATGTGGAGGTCATCCGAAAGGGTTTCAGAGGCGAGCGAGCGAACACCTGGCGGGTGATCTTCGATAAGTCGGTGGACGCTGACACGGCCATGTCGGTCACCAGCGCTATCGAAGACACCAGGCCACCAGCCATCAGAAAGGAGCAACAGATGGAGGCCGAACAACCAGATCCTGAAGGCCAAAGACGCATCGCCCAGATGCTGGCCAAAGCACTCAAGCAACCAACCAAAAAGGAGTTCACCATGCCAAAACAAGGCGACACCAGAGCAGTCAGAGAGGTCAAGGAGGCCATGG